CTGTAGAAGAACAGGAGAAACTTGTAGCTAGTGGTGCAAGTCAGACCATGAAGAGTAAACACTTAGAAGGACGTGCAGTAGATCTAGTAGCTTATATTGGCCCTAATATTACTTGGTCATTGAATAAGTATGATGAAATAGCAGATGCTATGGCTGATGCTGCAGTTGTACATAGTGTTCCTATTAAGTGGGGAGCTGCATGGAGTGTAGGTGACATTGCTTCTTATAAGGGTTCTATGGAAGATGCAATGAATGAGTATGTAGATCTTCGTCGTTCTCAAGGTCGTAGACCATTCATTGATGCACCACACTTTGAATTAATGTAATGTATGTTTTTGTTCTTCTAATCTATCTTGGTGTAGATAGGAAGCTTGAAGATACAATGGTATTTAACACGGTAGAAAATTGTAACTACTACGCAGCTCAAATAACAAAACGATATAGCACACACGGTCTAACACCAAAGGATAAGATAGTGGCCTATTGTTTACCTAGAAGGATTCAAGATGTCTCTCCCTGAACGAGTCAAGACTAAGATGAAAGATGCTGGACTAAGAGCAGTTAATAAACCACAGCGTTTAAGTGATAGCTCTAGTAAGTCTCATCATGTTATGGCATCTGAAGGTGGTAAGTACAAGTATATTAAGTTTGGTCAAGAAGGTGTGAAGACTAACCAGACTGTTGGACAACGAGAGGCCTTTAAGTCTAGACACGCTAAGAATATTAAAAAGGGTAAAATGTCTGCAGCATACTGGGCAGATAAAGTTAAGTGGTCTTCTTCCAAGACTGCTTCTCCTTCTAAGAAATGGAAGAAAGGTTCGTAATGGCAGTTAAAAGTAAATCAACAGTAAATAAGGCAGGTAACTATACTCAACCAGGAAAGCGCAAACAAATCTTTAACAGGATAAAAGCTGGTGGTAAAGGTGGTAAACCCGGGCAGTGGTCTGCAAGAAAAGCACAAATGGTTGCTAAAGCTTACAAAGCTGCAGGTGGTGGTTACAAGTCATGAAAAAATATTTTAAAAGGCTTTTTTGTGCATTACTTAATCGTAAGTGTAACCCTGACTGTGAGTGTTGTTAGATGGCTTTAGCTAAATCACAGAAAAGTTTAAAGTCTTGGACCAAACAAAAATGGCGTACTAAGAGTGGCAAACCTAGTGCTAAGACTGGTGAACGCTATTTACCTGCTAAGGCTATTAAGTCTCTTAGCTCTAGTGAGTACGCAGCTACAACCGCAGCAAAACGAAAAGGTACTAAGGCAGGTAAGCAGTTTGTGGCTCAACCTAAAAGGATTGCAAAGAAAACAAAATCCTTTAGGAAAGTATAACTATGAGTGGAGACCCAAAAGTAGGGACAGGTAAAAAACCTAAAGGTTCTGACCGTAGACTTTATACGGATGAGAATCCTAAAGATACAGTGTCAATTAAGTTTGCTACTATGGCTGATGCAAAAGCTACAGTAGCTAAAGTAAAAAGAATAAAAAAACCTTACGCAAGAAAGATTCAAATCTTGACAGTTGGTGAACAACGTGCTAGAGTAATGAAGAAGACAGCAATTGCAAACGTCTTTAAAAAAGCTAAAGCAGACTTGCGGGAGAAACATCGTGGCGTATCTAACAAGTAGTATACCATACTTTAAAGCATGGGTAAGACGAGAGTACACAAAGAACTTATCAGACTATCACGGAGAGTTTTTACACTGTATGGTTATTGGTGTAACTACTATGCCAAACAGAACACTAAGCTTCCAAGTTATATTTACTGGGTGTGAAGAAGAAGACAATGTGCATGGTGGTGCTATGTGGGCTAGGATGCCTCTTACAGCACTAGTAGGAGATACACCTTATGAAGAGTGGCCTACTGAATTACCACCTTATCTTGCCCAACCTTGGGATTGTATGTCACACTATCACAGTGTTTACAAGTTAGAAAGAGCAACACCTGCTCCTTGGATAGCTAAAGTAGATGGAGAATTTTATCCAGCTAAGTATTACTTTACTGTTGACTATACTGATAGTGAAGTTGCCGATGATCCAGCACAACACAAACAGTCTCATGTATTAGAGCTGTTAGATGCTGGACAATATACAGGTAACATTGTTGCGTTACCCAATAATAGAGTGAGAGTAACTCATCCAGCTTGGTTTGAAACAGGGCAAGGCGCTCCTGACTTTAGACCTAACCAACATATATTTAACTCAAAAGAAAACGTAGACTACGTATGGGATACGCAACGAGTATTTAACAACTTATACAGTGAGGATAATTACAATGAAGAAGAAAGCTAAAGGAATGGCTAAGGGTGGTATGAAAGCTAAAGGTATGGCCCGAGGTGGAATGAAGTCTAAAGGTATGGCAATGGGTGGTTTAAAAACACCTACTGCTCAACAAACAGGTGTTAAAAAGCTACCTAAAGAAGTCCGTAATAATATGGGCTACATGAGTAAAGGTGGTGACATGAAAGCTAAAGGCATGGCTAAAGGCGGCATGAAAGCCAAGGGTATGGCTAAAGGTGGTATGAAAAAGAAAGCTTATGCTAAAGGTGGCAGAGTAGCTATGTATAACCAAGGTGGTATGATTTCTAATACTGGAACTTTAAACACAGGAATTAAGAAAGGTTAAACAATGGCTAAAGAATCTTTAAGGGAACACCTTAACCGAAAAATTAAAGAGAAAGGTTCTACCCTTTCAAAAGAAAAAGCTAAAGCTAAAAAGTATAAAAGTATTGCAGCAGCAAAAAAAGCTGGTGCTTTATATTATACAAACAAAGCTGGTAAAGTTATGGCTGCGGTATATGCAACTGACTTAGCACTTAAGTCTTCACTTAAACCAAAACTACGTCCAACAGTAAAGAAGCCTACCCCTAAACCAGCTCCAAAAACTAAACCTTCTGCACCTGTACAGCCTAGTGGTGGTAGACCTAAGACTGGTCCCAAAGAAGAAGTAAAACGTAAGGTAGTAAATAAAAATAAAAATCCTGATGAATTAAGTACAGAAGGTTTTAACAGTGTAAAACGAACCGATAGAAAAGGTGTCTCTCTTACAAGAAAAGAGCTGGAACAAATGTCCAAGTACTACCCCCGTAAAAAGAAATAAAAATATAAGTGATCAACTCACAATAAACTAAGACAAAAGGATTTAATTATGTCTACTACAACTTTTACAAAAGGTATTGAAGCTTACGAAGATAACGTAAGCTTTGGTACTGGAATTACAGGCACAGGCCTGCTACACTCTTTTGGTACACGCAAGATTCAAACCTTTGTAGGTTCACTTGCAGATACCGATACAGGAACAGCTTATGCAGATGGAGACTGTCTTGTAGAACTAGGTACATTGGATACTAATACCCCATCAGGTATTGTAACCCCAACTAAGTTTTTTATCCACCGTGCATTAGTATTTATTACTACTGTCGCAGGACCAACACTTGTAGGTGGCCTAGCACTTAATCCTACATCTGGTATTGCTACTAATGCTGCTGTTGTAGCTTCAGGCACAGAAATTGTAGGTGCAGGAGTTGCATCATTTAATCCACGTATTTCTGCTACTGACTCAGTGACTGAAATAGACCTTGATCTAGATGCAGCAGGATATCATATTTTTGATCCATTGGTACAAGCACCTATTGCAAATACAAACTTGTACGTATTTGCTACTACTACTCTTAATGGTGATGCATCTGCAGGTAGGTTTACTGTTGAACTAGAATACTCAGTACATTAAGGAAGGATATTAAATGTCTACTTCTGTAGGTACTTTTCAACCCAACACCTTACAGTGGAGTGTTCAGACAAAGCAAACAGTAGATAATACTGCTGGCAATACTAAACACTTCACTTGTACTGGTTTTAAAGTTGTACATCTTCACGCTGATCAAGAGTTTTTAATTAACTTTGGTGCTGCAGAAGCTAACTGTGGTGATAATGATTTAGAACTAGAGGCAGGTAATTATACTTTAGCAATACCTGACGCAGTTGGCGATGCTGTTATTATGAATATCTTAGCAGCTACCAGTGATAATGTAACAATAAAAGTAGTACTATCATAAAAACTTGCAATCCCAACATAACGGGGTTGCATTAATGTCTGTATAAATTTTTACTTAGATGTGGTATAACTTACTTATGGTCAAACATAAGGAGTATACCATGTTTAAGAAATTTATTAAAAAAATACAAAAAGCACAAGAACGTAGAGTAGCATACTGGCAGTTACAACATATGTCAGATAAAGCTCTTAAAGATATTGGAGTTACCCGTGGAGAAATTAAACAAAAATTCTACGGTAAAGAATCAATCTAAGGATTTACTATGACCCCTCAACAGCAAGCTTTTTTAGATGCCCTGTTTACAAATGAGTGTAAAGGAATACCCAGAAAAGCTATGAGAGTAGCAGGGTATTCCAACACTGCTTCTACAGCGCAGTTACTAGAGTCCTTACATGAAGAGATAGCAGAAGCTACTAAAAGGTTTATTGCCACTAAAGGCACTAGAGCTGCTTGGGCTATGTCTGAAGTTATGGATGATCCAACAGAGCTAGGTAATAAAGAAAAGATGATTGCGGCTAAAGATCTTTTAGATCGAGCTGGATTTGTTAAGACCGACAAGGTAGAAGTTAAAGCAGTTAGTCCGTTGTTTATTTTGCCAGAGAAAGATAATGAGCAGGGTTAACAAGACTTGGAGATTACCAAAACCTACTATACTTAATAAGAAAAAAGTTTGGTTTCCTGTAGTAAGGATTGGTTATAGTGTACCTTTTGGCTACTATGAAGATCCAGAAGATAAAGATATACTTATACCAATACCAGAAGAGCTAGAGCTTTACGAACTTGCTAAGAAGCATTTAAAAAACTACACCTACAAAGATGTTGCAGCATGGTTAACTACTAGATCAGGAAGAAAAATTGGTCCTTCTGCGTTACATGAAAGAATAAACCGTGAGCGAAAAAACAAGAGAGACCTTACAAACGCAAATTATTATGCCGAGAAATACAAAGAAGCGTGTAACAAAGCGCGTAAGATCGAAGAGAGAATCAAAAGAACTACCTACACCGAAGTTGAAGCAAACGGAAGTTAGGGAACCAGAGTTAAATAGAGAAGTTGTATTTAAACCTAATGCAGGTCCACAAACTTCTTTCCTAGCTGCAACAGAGCAAGAAGTATTATACGGTGGATCAGCAGGTGGCGGTAAGTCTTATAGCCTAGTTGTAGATCCTATTAGGTACTTTGGTAATAGACACGCAAGTATGCTTCTTGTACGTAGAAGCACAGAGGAACTAAGAGAACTTATTTCTATATCTAAAGAGCTGTACCCTAAAGCAGTTCCAGGAATTAAGTTTATGGAAAGAGATAAGACTTGGGTAGCACCTAGTGGAGCTACTCTTTGGATGAGTTACCTAGATCGTGAAGATGATGTCATGAGATATCAGGGTCAGGCATTTAACTGGATTGGTTTTGATGAACTTACACAGTGGCCTACACCTTACCCTTGGAACTATATGCGCTCAAGATTACGTACAACTAAAGAGAGTGGATTACCTTTGTACATGAGGGCAACCAGTAACCCCGGCTGTCCCGGTCATCAGTGGGTTAAACGTACATTTATTAATCCCTCCCCATCTAACAATTCTTTCTGGGCTACTGATGAATATGGTAATACAATTGCTTGGCCTAAAGGTCATAGCAGAGAGGGTGAGCCTCTGTTCAAAAGAAAATTTATACCAGCCACCCTCTTCGATAATCCGTATCTAGCAGAAGACGGAATGTATGAAGCTAACCTTTTGTCTCTGCCAGAACATCAAAGAC